AGCCCGTGCACTTGAAATCATATAGCAGTAGCATGTCACTCCTCCAACGGGTTACGCCCGTCATCGTCGTCTGCTTCGGGGTTCTGGAGTAGCTGCTCGATTGCCTCTAACTCCGCCTCGCTTGCTGCTTGGTAGTTTGCTATCGCTTCCAGTTCAAGGATCACTGCCCGCCGTGCCAGCCACTTGTCGCCTGAGTCACAGTTCTCTACAGCAGTGTCCTTAAGGACACGGATGAAGGTGGTGAGGTCTTCAGTAAAGTGACCCCACCCCTCCGTTCCGAATGTTTCAGCCAGCTGGTTGAGCCGGTCCCTGCGGACCTGCAGTTCCTCCAGCTTGTGTTGCAAGGAGTTGTCTGATGACATCTTCTGTTAGCCCTCGTTCTCCTGCGGCGTCGGCCTCAAGGGCCTCAACTTCCGCTCTGTACCGATCCAACTGCGTGCCCAGTTCTTGGGCTTCCGCCTTTGCCAGATTCAGAATGGCCTCGCTTTCCAGCTTGGCTTCCTCACTCGCAGCGGTTCTCGCGTCGTTGGCTGCCCTCGCAACCTCAGCCTGTGCACGGATGTATTCAACCTGAATACGTGCCTGCTCAGCCCTGATTTTGCCCATTACCTCCATGCGCTTCAGTTCTACCAGCGGGTCAGGCGGAGGCGGCTGCATAGCCTGCTCCAGTTTCTGCCTGATCAGCGGCAACAGTTCCTCTCGGTTGCTCAGCGATGAGGTCTCATAGATCGACTTCATCAGCATCCAGAAGGCAGGACTGCCCCGCTCCACGGAGTTCAGCATGGCAGCGTACTGCTGCTGCTCAAGCTCTCTTGCCATAGTACCCAGTACGGATACCACCTTGTATTGCACGTCGATGGCCGGGAACTCATCGGGGGCCAGTTCCATGTACATGCGATGGGTCTTGCGAACCATCGGGATAATGAACTCGCGCTCGATGTTGCGAATCGTTCTCTTTGCCCGCTTGACGAAGTTGCCAAGCTGCATCGACATACCAGCCGCTGTCTCGTTACGGTTGTTCACCACGATAGGTGCGGACGTATCCAGACCACCGGTCGACAGTGTGACGTACCGCTCAAGCTCAGCGTTATTGGTAAACACGTTAGGGTCGATCTGGCCGAAGTTAAACGGAGTTAGCACGTCGCTTACCTTTCCGTTCACTGCCACCGTCCGGCCCGGACTCACCTTGAACTGGAATCCTTTCGGTACCTTGCTGGCGTCCACTCCCATCATGGGATGGACGGTCAAGGCCAGTCCGTCGATGCGTGCCCGCAGCGAGGCGTCCAGTCCCTTCTGCGAGTTGTAGCCCTTCTCGGCTACGCCCCGCCCCCAGAACTGATCAGGCACGATCTCATGGCGATACGCAAGGAAGCGTCTCTCGCGCATGACAGTCGTGTTCTCCTCAGCCAGCAGCACTGTGTTCTTGTTGGCCACGATGACGATTGCTTCGACCAGATCGTCCTCATCCACTACGTCCTCGCCTTCCTCGTCCTCGGGGAATAGCTGGACATATTCTTCCTCGCCGTTCGCTTCCATGAGTAGCTTCCGGGGTACCCGGCCCTGATACTCAAGGATGTTCGTCACGTTGGCGGCATTCTGCGCCCGGTCCTCATCCGAATAGATGGGGTCGTCTGTGGCCACCATCTGGTCCAGAGTGCCGGGTAGGTAGGTCCCGTTCGCCTGCAGCCCTGCGATCTCGTGGCGTGGCGCTGTGTACTCGTGCGCACAGCCCAGCGCCTCGCGAATGTTCTTGGCAGCGGGGTCGATCAGGAACTCCGTCGGCAGGATAGGCACGAGGTGAACCCGCGTGGCTGTCTCGACGAGAAGCTCAGGTCCCGTGGGACGCTGCTCGATCCGCTCGACGTCTACCTCACGGGCTTCCAGCTTGCCAATGCCAGTACCGTACACGGCACCCATCAAGAAGATTTCATTCAGGGCCGTCTCGAAGTCGGCCAAGTCCATCTTCTCCTGCAGTAGCTTGGTGATAGCCATCAGGTCGCCCGGTTGCTGGTCACCATAGTTGTCCACCAGATCGAACAGGCTAGGCTTCTCAAGGATCGCTGACTCAATCTCTGAGGCAACGGACTCGATGGCCTGCTGTAGCGCTGGTGAGATCAGCCGTGACCGCTCAGACTTGCGCTGCCGGTCCTCGGCGGACCAGATACCGCGCCATAGCCTGTAGTATTCCTCCCACCGTTGACGATGTTCAGAGTCACGGGCGTCCTTCCATGCCGTTGTCTTGCCGAGTATCCAGCTAACCAGACAAGCCTTGTCTTCCTTCTTGTCTTCTTCGCCAGTCTCAAGCACGTCAATCATTTCAGCCATTTAATACCCCGCAATCTCGTCAAGAGGCTCGAACTCCTCGCCCTCATAGGATTCAAAGTTGTAGACCGTTGTCGCGATCTGGTCAATGTAGGACAGCGCGTCCGGCCCGTCATCGTGCGACAGTGGGTCGGGGAAGTCAAGCAGTTGGTCCTTCAGATAGTCGATCCACTCGTCGTCATGGTCGTTGCCCCGACGGACGAAGAAGATTCGCTTGTTCTGAAAACGGCCCTGCAAGGCCCAGATAATGCGGTCAACCTTCCGCTGTCCGCCATGGGACAGTTCCTTTATATCTGGATAGATATTCAGGCGACGCATCTGGTCCTCAAGGTACGGCATGATTGCCGCCTTGAGCGATCCCTTTTCGATACCCAGACTAGCAGGCTTGTACAGCTGTGCCGCACGGATAATTTGGAGGCTCGTCTCTCGGACGCCCCATCGGCCGTGGATCATGTCAAGGACGTACCAGCCCGACGATGTCACTTTGACGACGGCAATGGCCGTCTGGTCGAGTCTCTGTAGCTGTGCGTTCGACAGCCCGTTCACGTCCTTGAATCCGTTCGGGTCTACTGTGATGTAGATGGTGCCCTCAGGATTCAGCTTGCGGTACTCCTGTTCGTCGATCTCAAGGAAGTCTGCAGGTGAAAAGAATTTGCTTGCCTTCGTTCGGAAGGAGGCGTTATACTCCTGCTCGAACGCTTCACGCGACATCGACCGCTTAGCGGACTCGATCTCCTTCTGCGTGATCATCGGGTTACTGCCCGACGTAAATGTAAATCCAGCCCACTCCGGGTCGCCAGAGTCGACTGCATAGTGGTATATCTGGTAGAAGTGGTTCTTGCCCTTCGGCGTACCGATGAACAAGGCCCCACCGTCCATGTCAGACAGTGCCGGTCGGATGACCATTTCCCATGTGTCCGGGTGCATGTCCGCATATTCGTCAAGCACAGCGAAGGACAGCGACGGACCACGGAGCGCTTCCGGGTCGTCGGCACCAAGGCAGATGATGTGCCGCCCGTTCGGCAGCACGATGGGTCATATCCTTTTCCTTGACGTCTCTGGTTGGATTCGTCAGGATAGGACGGACAATTCGCTTCAACTTCTTCCAGATATTCTTGCGTGCGGCTGGCAGCGACGTCGCGATGTAGTAGACATGCGAGTCGATCATGTCAAAGCCGCGAGGAGAGACGTTCTTCATCCCCTCAAGGATCAGATTGATAGCAGCGTAGTGGGTCTTGCCCGAGCGTCGGCCTGCCACAACCACCTTGAAGCGGGCCGGGCTATTGAAGACCTCCTGCTGCGCCGGGTGGAAGTGAAAGTTCAGTGCCGCCATGGTTATTCCTCTCGGGTGTACTCAGCTGACAGGACCTCACTCATGTTATCCTCGTTCAACGTGCCGATATTGATCTCGACCGTGACCGGAGCGGTGCCCTTTGCCTCATTCGCCCGCGTGTGCAGCCTGTGGACCTCGTCGAGGACCAGCTTCATGGCCTGCTTGTCGCCGCCCTTGGCCAGATCAACTGCCTTCTGGACGATATCAGGGACTTCACGGGCAAGTATCTTGGTGTTCTTGCGCTCCATCTTCTCACGAAGGATGGTGCTCTTGTTCTTGCTGCCCTTTTTCCGTCCCTTGCTCAGCTTGTTGCCGGGCGCGAACGTCCCACCGCTAGTCCTGCCCTCCAACTGCTGCTCGGAGGGCGTCGATTGCGGTAAGGAGTCC